CTATGTTGCTGTAGTAAATAAAAATGTTAGAGTTGAAGATACCTTTGATTTAATTTACCATAAGAATGGAAAAAACTATGTTGTAAAGTTTTTGTTCAACTATAGAAATGCCAATAGGTTTATGTATCAGGTAGATTTTGCGACGATGTATATTGGTTTTAAAAATCGTCATCCTTCCAAAGCTGCAGATACCCATTTTGGTTACATAGATCTTTTGTCAGATAACCTAAAGTTCAACGAGTATGATATTAGCCAAGAAGATGTTGACTCTGTTGAGTATTGGGGTGACGTAATATTTGAAAAAGAAGTTTTTGTTCCTAGAAGAGGAATGACTCCTTATTGTAAAAAGTGTCCGTTTGATGAGCCTTGCTCAAAGTGGAATGGTTGGAGATAGTATGGCTAAAAATATGTTAGATGAAATTATTGAATCTGGTTCAGATAATTTTGAAGATCAAGAAAATGATGTTCTAAAAGATATCTTAGAGGAAATAAACTATATTGAGAATGATGAAGTAAAATCTTTTGTTAGATCTGTAATGCTGAAAGCAAAGTCTTTTTGGACTATTCCCTCTAGTTTTTCTGGCAAGTATCATCCGCCAGATGAGCATGGTGAGGGTGGAAATCTTTTGCACACAAAGCGTGTTGTAAGAGTGGCTAGATCTATATGTGATTCTTATACCGTTACTTCAGATGAGAGAGATATGGTTATGGCTGCATGTCTTCTCCATGATGTAACCAAGGGAATTAGTTCCAGTGATGACGATATGTTTCACTATGATCCGATGCACCCATACACTGTTGAGGCTTTAGTTAAGAAAGCTATAGAGTACGATAAAGAGTATTCGACAGATGGTTCTTCTACTACCCTGTTCTTGAATGAAGAGGCTGTTCATACTATACTTAGACTGGTTAGATGTCACTTGGGCCCTTGGTCTCCGGTGCCAGAAACTTACCCTATAACTTATCTAGATTATATTGTCCATCTTGCAGACAATGTTGCCAGTAAAATACATTCTTATATTGAAGATAGTGAACTTATAAATGAAAAGTGGAGAAAAGACAAAGAGTCAAAGAATAGCTAATAGATATCATCTAATTAGTATTCTTGATTGGATTATTAAAGAGTCCGTTTATCATAGGACTCATTCAGATAATTTTACAGAAGATCCAATTCATGTTAATATTGATGCGGAAGAAATTAAGGCTGTAATAAAATGAAAGTACCCTCAGATCCTGACAAGTATCTGCATCAGTGGAGAAAAGTTGAGATAGCTAAATATGTGCCGTCTTTATCTAGGGTTATAAGGGTTAAAGATGGTGACAATCCTGTATTCTTAGATCTTGATGACATCAATTCATTTAGGGAAGAGAATAATAATACCGGCTTATATACGTCAATCTGGCATTACAATACTCCCAACATAGATGATGCAGTGAGATTGGGTTCTTTGTATTTTGATATAGATAATCAAGATATGTCGCAGTCATATTCGGAATGTCTACGACTGTATGAGTATCTGCTGTCCTTTGTTCCAGAGAATGCTGTCCTTGTGTACTTCACTGGCAAAAAGGGTTTTCATATAGAGTGTGAGGCTGTCACGCTGGGGGTGAATCCATCCAACAATCTTCCAAACATTTATAGATGGATAGCCGGAAAGCTGCAGAAAAAGTTAGAGCTTAGCAGTTTAGACTTTAGCGTTTATGATGCTAGAAGAATGTGGAGACTTGAGGGTTCAGTTCATCAAGATACTGGTCTGTATAAGAATCTTTTGTCTGATGACGTTTTCAGATCAGGTATTGACTCAATAGTTGAGTATTGCGGTGAAAGATCTGACAATACTGTTGATGAGCAGACTTTTGATCCTAAGGCTAATGAGTGGTTTCGTGAACATATCTATGATCTAGAGATAGACAAGGAAAGATCTAAGGACTTCATGGCTTATTTCAATAAGCATGGTTCTACTGCATTTAAGGAATATAAGGAGTACGATAAAGAGTTTACTCCCAAGAGATTGTTAGAGGGATGTACGGCAGTAAAAAGATTGTGGCAGCAGGCGATTGATACTAAGTTTTTAGAGCATGAGGCAAGACTGTTTCTTTGTTCTATTCTTTCATATAATGAGGAGTCTATTAAGTTTCTTCATGGAATACTCAGCAATTGCGAGGACTATAATGTTGAGAAGAGTAATAGCCATATTAACGACTGGATTAGAAGACGTCAGCTTGGCATAGGCGGTAGACCTTTCACTTGCGAGAGAGCAAATGCTGCAGGTGTCGGATGTGGTGAATGTTCGTTAGAGAGAAAAAATAAGTGGGTTAAGATTGGCGATAGGTATGTTGAGACAGACGAACCTACCTCTCCTTCGCCAATAAGATTTGCCTACGTTAGTATAAGAAAGGAGGTAGACCATGGCAGTGGAAAATCCTGATGATGTAGTTGGCGTTTGCTCTGAGTGTCATTCAGATCAGCCAGATAAATATATGTACAACAGCCCTTTTGCACAAGAGGGTAAGCCTGTCCCGTGCAAGTATTGTGGCGGGGTAGTTATTATTACTTATCGTGAGATTAGAAATGAGGCCTTAAAGGACTCAGATGGCGGTAGAGGAATTTCGTGAAAAATTGGACTAATCTTCATAACCATACTGTGTACTCCATGCTTGATGGACATGGGGATATAGAGCAGTATCTGGATAGAGCTAAGAAGCTTGGTATGTCAGGTATTGCTACTACGGATCATGGAAATATACATTCTTGGTTAGATTTTTATGATGCTGGCACAGCTGTTGGCGTAAAGCCAATTCTTGGTTCTGAGCTTTATCAGGCTAGGAAAACTAGATTTGATAGAGATGAAGAGGAGCGTTCTGGCCCTGCTAAAAACGAGTGGGAGCAGCGCGGTCCTTACCATCTGACTGTTTTAGCTAAGAATAAATCTGGTTATGATAATCTAATTAAGATATCTTCTCGCTCTTATTTAGAGGGCTATTACGTTAAACCTAGAGTTGATCATGATCTAATTTCTCAGCATAGTGATGGTTTGATAGTTCTTTCTGGCTGTCTTAATGGTGAAGTGGCTCAAGCTCTGCTTAGAGGGGATTATGACTTTGCTCTACAGTCTGCTGCCAAAATGCAGGAGATAGTTGGTAAGGAAAACTATTTTATAGAAGTTCATAATCATGGTTTGCGTGAGCAAATCGGTATCATATCTGATCTAGTTAAAATAGCTGAAACGATAGGTGCCAAAGTTGTTCCTTCTGGCGACTGTCATTATGTTCACCGTGAAGACGCTAAGGCGCATGACATTATGTTGTGTGTTTCTACTAACGCAACGATTCATACTGAAAATAGGTTTTCTTTTACTGGAGATAATTTTTATCTTCAGTCCTATGAAGAAATGTGTCAAACATTCTCTGAAGAGTGGCTAAGAAACAGTATGGATGTTTGCGATATGGTTGATTTAGACTTAAGATTTGGGGAAATATATTTCCCTGATTTTCCTATACCTACTGAAGAAACTTCTGTAGAGTATTTTGAGCGACTAGCTTGGGAGGGCTTAAAGAAAAGATATGGAGATCCTTTACCTAATGATGTTATCGAACGTGCGAAGCATGAAATCAAAGTTGTTAAAGAGATGGGTTTCCCTGAATACTTTTTGGTTGTTTCCGACCTTGTTAAATGGTCTAAGAATAATGACGTAAGAGTTGGATGGGGTAGAGGCTCTGCTGCCGGCAGTGTTCTTTCTTATGCTTTTGAGATAACGAATTTAGATCCGATTAAGTTCGGATTGATGTTTGAGCGGTTCCTTGTTGAGGGAAGAAAGTCAATGCCAGATATTGACCTTGACTTTGATGACCGATATAGAGACAAAGTTATAGATTATGCTAGAGAGAAATATGGTCACGATAGAGTTGCTCATATTTGCACCTTCAATAAGACTGGCGCTAGACAGTCTATAAGAGACGCTGCAAGAGCTCTTGGCTACGGCTTCTCTGAGGGTGACACGGTATCTAAGCTCGTCCCTCCGCCCGTTCTAGGCATCTCTAAGACGCTCTCAGAGTGTATGGACGTAGAAGATTTCGTATCCGAATACAACTCTAATCCTGTTTCAAAAGAGATTATAGATACAGCTTTTGGCTTAGAGGGCATTGTTAGGCAGACCGGTATACACGCTGCGGGCGTAGTTATTTCTCGTGGCCCACTTGTTGACTATCTCCCAGTCATGCAAAAGGGTTCTGACAATCCTCTGGTAACTCAGTGGGATATGGGTCGGGTAGAGCAATGTGGAATCCTTAAGATAGATTTTCTAGGTTTACGTAATTTAGGTGTTATAGATTCCTGTGTTCGCCTAGTAAAAAAACATAGAGGTATCGATATAGATGTAGAGGATATACCTCTTGACGATGAAGTTACATACAACGAGCTTTGTAAGGGTAACTGTATCGGTGTATTCCAGTTGGAATCTTCCTCCATGCGTCAGATGATGGTTGCGCTTCAGCCAAAAAGCATTGAAGACATAATGGCCCTGATCTCTTTGCATAGACCTGGTCCCATGGGCTCTGGTATGGACCGTGAGTATATAGATCGTAAGCATGGTCGAAGCAAAGTTACATATGAGCACCCGAAACTCAAAGAGGTACTAGAGCCATCTTTGGGGATCATGCTGTATCAGGAGGATGTTTTAGGTGTAGCAAGAGAGCTGGCTGGTTTCACTTCAGCAGAAGCTGATGATTTAAGAAAAGTTATTGGCAAGAAGTTGATGGACAAGATACCTCAAATGAGATCTAAGTTTGTTGAAGGTTGTGTCGATTCTTCTGATATAACTGAAACTCTTGCTAATAAAATATTCTCTGATATTGAATACTTTGGTGGCTACGGATTTAACAGAGCCCATGCCGCCAGCTATGCAATGATCAGCTACATAACAGCTTACCTTAAATCAAACTATACCGTAGAGTATATGGCTGCTCTTATGAGTTCTGTTGTTGGAAATAAAGACAAGCAGGCTTTATATCTTTCTGACTGTAGAAAGCTGGGTATAGATGTTTTGGCTCCGTCAATTAATAGATCAAAAATAGATTTTGAAGTCATTGATAAATCTACAATTATTTTTGGTTTGTCAGCTGTAAGTGGTATTGGACATTCTATAGCAGAAGCGATTGTTGGTTGTCAGGATGATGATCATCCTTTTGAAAATATATTTGACTTCTTTAGAAGATGTGATCCAGTTGTTTTAAAGAAAAGTACTTTAGAGCATTTGGTTCGAGCCGGAGCTTTTGATGAGCTTCTTATAGAAGATGCGCCAGAGGTTGGTAGATTAAGTGAGCTTGAAGTCTTAGAGTCAGAAAAGGATGAGCTTGGTATATATGTTACGGATCACCCGGTTGCAGGCATATGGGATATTCTTTACAAGAAGATTGATTGTGAGATTATAAATCTTGATGAGCAAGAAGCAGGTTCTCATATAAGAGTTGGCGGAATAGTCACATCAGTTAAAAACATTACGACCAAAAAAGGTCATAAGATGTATAAGATTGTTTTAGAAGACATATCTTCTGATGTTGAAGTTATTATATTTCCCCGCGACGCAAAGAAGCTGACAAGAGAAATACAAAAAGGTGATATATATATTATATCTGGAAACGTTGTTAAAGAAGGCGACGACGAGAATGCCTTAAACAAGTTATATTATTCTTCTTGTGAGCAGATTGATTCTCATATGATGTCTTCTGGTAGAGCAATGGTTTTTGAGGTAGATAAAGCACTCTCTGCCTCGGTTGTAGAAAAGATTTATGATATAATTAGTTCTGCAAGAGGTGATAGACCTGTGTTTTTGCAGGTTAATGAGGGTCGCCACAAATATTTGTATAAGTTTAATTTAGATGCTTCTCCTAAGGTTGAAGAATCTATTAATAGTATTATAAGCCTGGAGGTATAATGGCTGCTAAAGGAACGTACAGAAATCCTTCAACAAGAGATTGTTGGAGATTTTGCAATTCATGCAATCGTTGCGCAGACAAAGGCAAGCATGCTAAGTGTGCGGACTGTAGTGGTAGATATGACCCTGAGGGGCGCATAGATGCTGATAGAGATGATTACTGTGATTGTACTAGTGGTGTTTTAAGATGGAAGACTCAGCAGGGTCGTTTAATTATAACGCGCTTTAAGACTAATCCCTTTAAGGGTGAGGTTAGGTATCAGAAGAAGTCTGAGGATGAAAGAGACTGGGACTCTTACGTTAATGATATGCGTGAGAAGTTGAATGATCCTAACTGGAATCCTATTACGATATACGAGGAGTGATTATGAATAATTTTATTATTAATAAGATGAAGAAGGGCAATGTCACTATTGCCGAGTATGCAGATCCTAATACGAATGAACCAATTAAGACGTTTGTTTCTTGTGGGATTATGGGTTTTTATGCTGATGAGCAAGAAATGCACGACTTACGACTTCTTTTAGATTACTATATGAATATAGAAAGTATTTCAGATATCACTTTTAGTTAGGGGGTGTTATTGTGTGGCCTTATTTGGAAGATGATTTTATGGAGATCGGTGATACTGGCTGGGTTCCAGTCGGTGAAGGATCTTTTAGAAATAAGTATAATGGACATTTCTTAGATGAAATTGGTAGAGAGTTTGATGAGAGCGGCCAGTTGATCTTTGATCCAAATGAATTAAATTAGGAGTTGTATTGTCAATACCCGTTAAGAATTATGATGATTTAACTGATTTAGAAAAACTTGGTTTAGTAGATTTTTCTTATTCTAGAATAGACACATATAAGATGTGTCCTGCTAAATATTTTTATTCCTATATTTCTAAAGAGCCCAGGCAGTTTGCTCCTGCCGCAGTTCTTGGTAATATTGTTCATGAAGTATTTGAAAACGTTTTGGAAAAAGATAAACGTTTAGATCATCAAGAATTAAAAGTAGAATATAGTAAAACCATTCCTGTTTGGGACCCTAAGAATCAGATACCACAAGCACTGCTTGATGCCGGCAATGTGATTATCGATGAGTTTTATGATCAAAACTTTGATAAGACTTTTAATATATATGAAAAAGAATTAGGTTTTGATTTAATAATAGGATCTTATAGAGTTAGAGGTTTTATAGATAGAGTCGATATTGAAGACGATGTAGTCCATATCGTAGACTATAAAACTGGTAAGTGGGAAGTGTCACCAAAGGATATACCCACGAATCTTCAGCTTGGTATTTATGCTCTGGCTATGAAGAATATGTTCCCTGACAAGGACGTCTATGCCGAGCTCTATTATCTAAGGTCAGGCAGAAAAAAGGGTCACCTTTTTACTGACGATGATGTTGAGGATGTAAAGGTTCGTCTTATCAGAGAGATGAATAATATCGTGCACGACACTAATTTTACGCCCACTTCTAATACTAGGGTTTGTTCTTTTTGCGATCACGCAGCTTCTGGTGCGTGTGGAACCGGAGTTTTTAGAAATAGAAACAGGTAATAAAAAAGAGGGGGCCGGTTTCCCGACCCCCTCTTTTAAGGGTTTGGTATCAGAAGTCTTCGACTGGATTGTCGATTGAATCCTGAACCAGATCAAACTCGTCAAACTCGGTTACGAGCTTAACAGCGCGCTCGTGGCTAAAGCCCATGTTCAGTAGATCATCGATTGTCTGCTCGTTGATCTGCTGAATAACGCTGTTGGTGATGAGTGAAAGTGTGTTCATTTTTTCTTCTTTCCTTTATTGTTTGTGTTTACTTAAAAAATGTTGTATAATAAAGGTACTTGCAATTTCACGAGTGATAGGATACCACAATGGAACCATATGTTGTCAAGTCCAAGGACTTTTTTTTGGAAAAATCTTCCTTCGTTAAGCATCCGAACCTCAATAATATCAGAAACAAGTCGACGGATCAAGAGATTCTCGAACATGACGGAGTGATTAAGAGGAGTGCCGGTAATGCGTACAGGTATACCAGGACTGGATTCAGGAAGGATATAGGTCTGAATGTTAGATCTAGTTGGGAAGCAAATTTTGTTCGTGTTTTAAATATATATAAAATAGAGTTTGATTTTGAACCTACTGTTTTTGCTTTTCCTATTAAGAGGGGAACTAAAGCTTACACTCCAGATTTTTTTCTAGGGAACAATTCTGATTGGATAGAGGTTAAAGGATACTTAGATGATAAAAGTAAAATTAAACTAAAAAGATTTAAGAGGTATTATCCAGATGAGTTTTCTAGACTTACTTGTGTTATTGGAAAGTATTCCAAGGCAGCAAGAGAATTTATGGCAGAGATAGAAGTTCCGGCTGTTGTTTATTATGAGGATATTAGAGACGAGTATGCAGAATATATTATAAATTGGGAAGGTAAAAAATGACCGAGACAAAAACAAAAGATAAGGCTAAGCCTAAAAAAAGTTATAAGGAACAGTATTATTCTTTAGATGAAGAAGAAATGCAGGAGCTAATCAGGCTTGCCAAAACTGGCTCATCTAAACATCAAGAAGAATTGCTTAAAGTCTTCAGCAATTTTCTTACTAAATATTCTTCTCTTCTTTTTTATGGCAAGTATAATTTAAATGATTATGATATCCGAAGGTTTGTCTCTCTTTTTATAAAAGATCCTGGTACTCGTTTTTCTTTAATGAAACAAAAGTTTACTCCAGCCGTAATTAAAAATGTTAACGAGTGCATGAGGGGTATTCACTATATGGCAAGAAGGTATGGTGACGAAGAAGACATTAAGCAGACTGTGTATATGACTTTCTTTCAGTGTATAAATAGATATGAAAGAAAGGGCAGTATACCTTTTAGTGGTTTTCTTTATAGCTATTTTTTCTATTTATTAAAGAAAAATGTAGATATTTTTCTTATCGATCAGTTGGGTAGGAAAACGTTCCCGTTGCTAGCCGATGAGTCTACTGGTGATGAAGATTCTGAAGAGAAGCATGTTGGATTTAAGGCTGACCCGGTAGAGTATAGTTTAGAGCAGATGCTGGCGGCAGATAAGATAGATGAATTCTGGGTCATGGGTGAGTCAAACATGGTTCCGTTTGATAGACTAACGGTTCAAGAGCGGCAGCTTTTGAAGTGGAGGTATGTTGATGGGCACCGATCAAGTCAGATATCTCAAAAAATAAATGAACATCCCAATACTGTTCGTGAGCATCTGGTTAAGATACGCAGCAAGATCAAAGATGCTATAATTGAGTGTGATCTCGAAGAGTATGTGACCCTGATAGACATGGAGAAGTCTTAATGAACTTACAGTCTGTTGATAAGATCCAGGAGCTTTTATCAAGTTTTCTGGGTCCTCAGCTAAACGAAATAGTTACAGCCTACGCAGATGTCGATAGGCAACATATGTACTATGTGGAGATACCAGAGTCTGATGTGGTGGACTTGGGTATAGAAAACTTGGCTTCTCTAGTTGCTCGATCTTCGAACGTTTACGGTCGTGCTGCCAGATTTGCTGGCATAGCTAGGGCTCAGTACAAGATGCTTGAGGGTGCGTACAAGAAGGTTTATAAATCCAACAAGGTTGGCAAAAACGAAGATGAAAGAGAAGCTAACGCTATGAGTGCGGCCGAAGATGAGTATTCAGCTTTGGTTGTTTGCGAGGCTGTTGTACATCTTGCCGAGTCTATAGAGACTGCTGCAAGAATCGCTTCTGAGTCTTCTAGGAAGCTTATGGATAAGGTGCAGTCTATGCAGATAGCTTCTTATAGAGAAGAAAAAGGTTCTTATCTTGATTCAGATTTTAATACATATTAATAGGAGTCACAATGTTTATAGCTCATTATAAATCTGTGTCGTCTTCTGACGAGTTCTATTCGGAAAAAAGAGATGCGTTAGATTTTCCCACCCAGGTAGAGTACAATAGTGAAAGATATTCGTTGATAAGAACTATACAGGTTTTTACTTCGGCGCAAGAAAAAAGAGTATTGGAGACAGCAAAAAACTATGGTATCAAGTGCGGAGTTAGAGTCGATTGATGATTGTATTTGTAGGCTATCTGAAGTTCAGACTTCAATAGAATATTATCTTGTAAAGATGAATGAGGATGAAAGAAGTAATTATTCTATTTCCGAGATGCAAGACATGCTGTTAGACTTCCATTCCATTTTAACTAGGGATGCAAAGTGAATATAGAGGTTTTCTGCGATGGCGCCTCAAGAGGCCAAGGGCAAAAGAAGTTCGGTGAAGCTTCTTGTGGTGTTGTCGTTTACAAGAATAGAAAAAAGATAGCTCAGTTTGCTAGGGGCTTAGGTCCTAGAACAAATAATGAGGCTGAGTATGAAGCTGTTATAGCTGGGCTTTTGATTTGTTCGATGGCAGATTTGGTTGATCCAATTATCTACACAGACTCTGCGGTTGTTGCAAATCAGGTAAGTGGTAGATGGCGATGCAAAAACGCTGCCCTTATGCCACTTCTGATGACGGTTGAAGAGATTAAAGCCGAGTTTAATTTTAGAGTTGTTCAGGTTCCTAGAGCTTTTGTTTGGGAACCTGACGCTTTAGCTAATGAATTTTTAGATCAACTTCAAGACAGAAAGAAAAGCATTTCTAAGATATAGGTGATATAATATGCGTGTGAAAAGAGATGGATTCAATCCTAATAAACCAATTATTCTAGGTTTGGCTGGCAAGGCTGCTACAGGTAAAACGTCTGTTGCTGAGGCTATATCTCCCAAGGCTAGAATTGATGCCATGGCAAATGCTATTGTCTGGGATCACATATTTTTTGCTCTTCCTTTGTATGAGCTGGCTTCAATTAAAAAGGGTGTTCGTGGTTCTCGTCAAGAGATACGTCAGATGTATGGTATACATGAAACCCTATATAATATATTTGGGAACTCACCTATAGGCGACGTTCCTCCATATGATGATATGGCTTCTATGGTTAGAGATATCTACCATTTACCGATAGAGCCAGAGGGTATTAAACCCCGTTCGTTTTTGCAGAAGGCTGGAGATATTTGTCGAAGCCATGATGGCGAGTGTTTCTGCAAGTGGGCTATAAGAAAAGCTAATGATATGCACCTGTCTTATATTAGGGGTCTTCCTGAAGATGTTGAAGCTAAGCCTTTTTGTGTTATAGTTTCCGATGTTCGTTTTCTAAATGAAGCTCAGGCAATCCTTAATCAAGAAAATGGTGTAGTTGTGTGCTATACTGCATCCGATGACGTTCGTAATGAGCGCATGTTTGCTAGAGATGGTCACTTTATGACTGAGGAGCAGATGAATCATATTTCTGAAAAACAGACAGATGAGATTTGCGATATTGCAGATCTTGTTATGAACACAGATGAGCTAACCATTAAAGAACAGGCTTCCTTTACTCTTGACTACATCACTAGCCTGGTTGGTGTTTATGCCTAAGATAACTCCAACAGCTGGCGAGCAATCAAATAATCCTTCTATTGAACAGGTGGTAGATATTTTGTCTAGTGAATTAACAGTTTCTAATAACCCGGTTTTTATTTGTGGTGTTAATAGAAAAATAAATATAGGTAACTTCGAAAACATTGATGTTTATGCAGGTATAACTTTACCTCTTAGCGGTGTTTCTCTAGAGGATAAAGAAGCTTTGCAGGCAGCTGTTGAAGAGGCTGCAGCTTATGGTTTCGGTTTGGTTTCTAAGGAAACTGGTGAAAGATATTTACTAATTAAAGAGTCACAACAAGGAAGTTGATATGCTAAATATACTTAAAAAGTTTTTTAGAAACATAGTTCCAAAAGAAGATAAAAAGTTCACTGTATCTAATGTAGATTTAGGTAAAGATGAAAAGATTGTAGATTCTTGTATTGGACCTATAAGATCTAAAATAGGTGGACATGATCTCGATGATAATGTTGAGCCAAAAGAGCCTGTATTAGAGGCTTTAGATCCTGTGGTTCCCGAAAAGGCTAGTGAACCTGTTAAGAAGAAGCCTGGTAGACCAAAGGGCTCGGTAACTAAAAAGAACGCTAATGCCAAGTCGCCAGATGTTAAGCCTGTAGCGAAGAAGACTCCTTCTAAGAAGACTCCTGCAAAGAAGACGCCTTCTAAAAAATAAAGTTTTTCTGCATATTATGCGGCTTTAAGAGAGGCTAACCCCTCTCTTTTTGCTTTTATGTAATTACTATAATAATAATCCATTTGAAAGGATTTTGATATGGCCGATAAAAAAGGTTTCGGTATGAGAACTAGTACCGATAATAATCACTATAAGCTTTTAAAAGATTCTACTATGAATGTTCAGGATCTTCCTAGAAAAGGCGGAGAGTATTCTGGTCATTGGAAGAAGGCTCCTAAGAAGAAGAAGTAAGTATGGCTATTAAAAAGCTTATTTACATTAGTGGACCTCGTATGGGAACTAACAACCAGAAGTCTAATGGTCCTGTACTGCCCTACAAAACTAAGAAGAAAAAGAAAAAAAGGAAGCGAAATGGCAAGTAAAAAGGATCCAAGGCTAGAAAGGGCGGGAGTTTCTGGGTACAATAAGCCCAAAAGAACACCTAATCATCCCACCAAGTCTCACGTTGTTGTTGCCAAAGAAGGCAGTAAGGTGAAGACTATTCGCTTCGGTCAACAGGGTGTCAAGGGTTCACCTAAAAAGAAGGGTGAGTCTTCTTCGTATGCAGCAAGACGGAGGTCTTTTAAGGCGCGTCATGCAAGTAATATTAAAAAGGGCAAGATGTCTGCCGCCTATTGGGCAGATCGTGTTAAGTGGTGATTTAGATGGAAGCCATTGTTGTTGCCGCCATTGCTGCCGTGGGTACTGTTTTGGCAGCTCTTGCTCAAAGTAATCGTAAGCAGATTAAAGAATCTCGTGTAGAAAATCGCGATGATCATAATAGGGTTGCCGGTCTTTTGAGTAACGTTAAAGATGAGCTTTTAAACCTTCATCATAAGATTGATCATGTGGATGAGCAGGTTGATAAAGTTGAGGGGCAGATGCATGATCATATGATGTGGCATTATGA